AGGAGCTCCCTTGCAGACGCCTCTGAGACACACCTGGCTGGCCTAATCTTTGGCGCTCCACCATCCGTTCGTCTCAGGCAGGGCCCCCGTGGTGCTGGCGCTCTGAAGGATTTTTATGCCTAGCGACTCCCGAGACGACGGGAGCCAAGACAACGCCACGGTGGGAGCTAGAGTTTCCTCAGCTTCCTCCATGGAAAATCCTTCGCGTTTAAGCCACTCCAAAGCGCGGGTACCTAGTGCCGACAGAAGGCGTGGTTCCCTGCGCTTGAAGGTGGCGTAAGACGCCAGCCGGGCGAGAAGCTCTGGGTAAAGACGGAAACAGGTGCCCTCAAACACCGCGTTTACGTACGTCAGTACCCTGACTGTCCTCTCCTCGCCCTCACCTTGGGGTTTTGTGACTGTCCCCCCGCCCAGGAACTTCACCGAGCCGCCCCGCGATGCTACAAACAACGCGTTCATTGGGTGCGCAAACTCTTTGGAGAGGTCTGGTGTCCACCGTCCTTTCAAGAGCGCCCCCAATTCCCGCGATCGCTTGTCTGGGTTCAAAGACAGAACCCAGGCCGCGCGTTGCCTCAGCCTGGCACCAGCCGGTGCCTCACCCATCCTCCTTGTGGGTGGACCCTTTTTACCTGCCAACACCTTGTCAAGGGCATCGGCGGCCCCCACAGGTTCCGGCACACTTGACTTGTGTGTCGTCGGCCATGGGGAATTCAGTGATTGCAAGGGTTCAGCAATCACATCACCAGTGAGTGGTGCGCTAGGACGGGGGAGAAAACCGTCCCTGATGTGTCTGCGCTTATAACCCGTTTCGACGAAAGACAGTCGCCCGTCTTCCGCGAAGGGGTGTGCTCGGTCCCCGGGTAACGACCCCAGACACCGTCTAGACACATGATCCTTTAGGACCTCTCTTGCGAGAGTAAAGGACCCCACATTCACTCTGGAACTCACGCGAGATACGCGTGTGTCCACGGCAGTTTCTCCAGACTTCCACCGTGCTACCTGGCAACTGACACACAACAGAGCCTCCGGCAGAAACGCGTGCGTTACCGCACAATCTGCGCACAAGAGGTTGTTGGGTCCAGCAGGCCATGAAAAGCCCGGCTGTCCGAGAGACGATGGACTGTCAATCCACCACTGTCGGGACCCGTTCCTTATTACCAAGGCTGGTTTCCCTGGTAACCGGACTCTAACCGACCCGAGGTTATCAGCCTCGGGGAACAAGCCGCAATTGTCGTGAGGAGCGGTCGCCTCAAACCAAGGGGGTGTCATCCCAATCATGGTGAGCTGCTTGTAACGTAAGCTGCTCAGTAGACACGCCTGTGGCATCACTCCACAGGTAGGGTTTTGACGTATTTATATACCGCCCTAGTGATGGCGGTTCGGGACTATGCTTAGTGTTGGACATCTCCCACATAGTTCCTGTCCACGGTGCTGTACTACTGCCAACACCACACCGCGGATTCGGTGATTCCTCCTGTCCTTCCTGGGGGTGGTGATGCAACCACAGGAAATCCAGCCCCAGCA